TACCCTTGAATATGTATACCTTGATAACATTACCATCTCTATCTAGTTGGTGGATAGTAGCATCAACTTTATATTCTGATGGATTAACGATACCAATAACATTACGATGTTCTTGCATACCATTAGACCAACGTTCGAATACGTTCTTTAAGTTGAAAGGCGTGTCGTTAATAACGGTGATTGTCCAATCGTCATAAGTTTTATCACCAGCAACTTTAATCGTTCTTCCTCTGAATGGAACAGGAACTTGACCGACTGTAGAAGCTGGTAATGATGCAGCTTTACATAGGAAACTCAAGTCTTCCATATCTTGAGGGGTACCAAGAGTGAATAGTGGGTATGGCATGATAATTTGGAATTGGTTTGAACGAGCACCGCCCCCAAGTAATCTAGCTTTGAAATCATCAATGGTCGTAGCCATAAAAATCTCCAAATTTTCTAATGTTATGAGTATTATTAGTGAGCGGAATAGCCACCAACTAATTCTTTATTGAATCTGACAAACAACCTCATCGAGGTTTCCTGTTCAAATGACATCTGTAACTTATTTAGTTAAACTGAAATCCTATGAAGTTATCGTGGGTTCAATTTGTAATATTGTATATATATTTAACCAAAAGAAAAGGGTCATATAGACCCCTTTCTCAACCAATTAGAAAATTGTTGGTTTATTGAATCTGACCGACAACCTCATCGAAGTTGACCCCAGTTCTAACTGCGACAAAATTCAATGTAATGAAGTTGATTGATCTAGCTGGTTTGATGAAGATAGATGCAATGAACTCATTGCGGTCGATAACTTCAGGGGTGTTATTTGACTCATCGCAAACAACCTTAAAGTCGTAGATACCGCGACGACCTTGAACATCACGTAAGAACGGCTCTACCATATTCTTAAAATTCAAACGAGTATATTTGTCGTTCAATTCGAACAATTGGTATTTCGCTGCCTTAGCGATAGCTTTTTCTAAAACAATGAACAGACGACGAACGTTAATTCTGTCGAATGCTGATGGTTTAGTTTGCATAGTTCTGTCGCCATAGAGAATAGTACCTTCTCCTGGGAATTGGCAAATTGGGTTAGCTCTAGCTGGATACAGAATATCACGCTCGAATTGTTTAGGATTCCAAGCAAGTTTCACGCAATCTTTAATCTGACCACGATTAAAACCAGCTGGAGAATACCAAGGATCTGCAACCATATCGGTTCTAACACATAAACCAGCAACGTCTGAATTCAATGCAACCCAACGATATGTGTCGTTGTATTTGTCATATTGATATTTGTACCCAGTACAATCGTATACCGCATAACTAGAAGATGGATATAAATCGATATCATCTTTAACGTCTGGTAATTCGTGACCGAAGTTATTGATGGTAGCTTCTCTAGGAGCACCAACAATCACGATACAATCCATACGTTTTTCAGCAATATTATTGATGACATAAGTTGCCAATGCTCTATTGACTGGACCAGATTGTTTCATCGGACCAATTGGTATCAATGAAATATCAATTTGTTCTGGATCTACATATAAGTCGTAGCCCATCATCAATTCACCTGTAGTGATCGTAGCGTTACCGTCAACACCACCTTCCAAAGTTACAGAATATCCAGTGACGTCTAATAGACCATTATCCATAGCATAGATGAAACCCGATGCTCTATTCAACACTTCTGGGTAATATGCAGGAGAACCATCCCCTTTCTTAGCACCAGGAATTGTAGAAAGATATGAATATGTTTCTAAAATTTGATCGACTTCTCCAGTCCAATAACCTAGAGCATCAAGAATTAAAACGTGCATTTCGTCGCCAACTGGAATAGAAGGCATGAATCTCTGCAACTGAGCAGGAATGCCTGCGTATGTCGTTGCAGTTGCGATAACAATCTTGATCGAATTACCACCAATACCTGCGTATTTTGCATAGAAAGATGAAGGCTTTGTAGTATCGGAGTCCCAACGATGTCTATTCTCGATCAATTCTGCATTTAGAGCATCACTAGCCGCATTCTTAGCTTTAGTCTTATCGACAACACGAACTATGTTTAAGCGATTACCGTATGCTAAGAAGTTTCTAGCATTAAACCAATATTCGAATGTTTCGTCATTAGGTTTACCGAAATATTTAACCAAGTCTGATTCATTACCAATTGTGGTAATTTCTTCAACTGGTCCCCATTGAAATGCACCGACGGTAGCACCTGCTGTGGTAGCAACACCAGGAATGATACCCGAAAGATCCCATTCCTTAACTGTTACTCCAGGACTTAACATAAATCCCATTAGAATCACCTCTCAAATTTTTTATAGAAGAATCGTTATTTAACGTGAAAACCTGTATTTGATTATTTAGTTATTTCTAAAATCAAATCGTGTTTAGAAGTTCCAAAAGGTTTCGAATGAGTTTTTACTTTCTTCGATAGCAACATATTCCTGAACGGGATCATCTAAAAACCCGAAAGGAACTAAATCTTCCTCTATCTGTTTACTTCTTGAAATTCTTATTTCGTCTTTCACATTTGAAGAAAATTCATCTATGAAATATTGATCAGTGGTTAACCAAGCAAATATAACTAATGCCATAACTAAATCATCATGACCATCTGAAGCTGCCCAAGATGAACCATGTTCGGAAAAGTTTTTGAGTTCTTCTAATGTTATTTCATCACATAGTACCAATTTACCAGATTCAACTAAACTCTTAAGAGTCATACACCCAACTCGTTTAGTTTTTGCGGTCGTTCTTAAACCTGTTCTAGTTGCGGAACCATAACCACCCCCGATAACTACATTACCATTTTTTGTTGTCGTTGTTAGTAGATTATCGTATTCAAAATCATATCTGATTGTATCCAACACACTTTGACCATTATCGTTAATTTCCCCCAATATGTATGCGTCGTTGTAGTCTTTTGCAAATTGTAATACATAGTGTGGTAAAATAATTGGTTGTATTTCATTTGAATGTAAGACAGCAACTTGTTTATATGGGAATTCTGTGACATCTATCATTTGAGCTGCATGGTAATCGTTAATAACACCCCTAGAAATATCCAACGTCATGACGTATTTTCTACCAATTCTAGGTTTTTCAAATACTCGATAAATTCTATTTTTTCCTATCGGTTCTTGCGTAATATTTTTTAATATATGATCGACTTCTATTAAAGTTGTAGCTGACCCCTGAAACTCACACCCATATTCTTGATCGAATTTCCTTACAGACCCCAACTTCTCGATAGTCTCTAGTCTCCATTTTTCATCACGACCAGGAAGTTCGCTCCAATGAGAATCTACATGAACATACCCATTTTTACCTTTAACCGCACCATCGAAAATTCTATAGAATTCATTAAACCCATTCGGAGTAGAAGTGATTGCTATTTTAGAATTTTTACCCGAAGAAATTGTAGGATACACAGACATCATGAATTCGTCTTGAATGTTTCTAGGAATCCAAGCAAACTCATCCAGATACAAAAATGAAATAGACTTACCTCGAATCGCGCCACCACCCGTCGCAGATGTGAAGATTTTAGAACCATTCAGAAACTCAACGTTACCTTTGTTCCATTCTACGACAGGTAATTTCAACCAATTCGGTAATAGTTCATACATCAATTGCACTCTAGATAGAATCTCTCTAGCTTGTGCTGCTTTTTGAGCAAGAACAGCGGTTGTTTTTTGTGAATTGAATGTTGAATACCAAAGTATATATGCTGCGGAGGTTGTTGTTTTACCACTTTGACGTTGAAGCTTCGAAACAGTAAATCTATTTTTGTGTATGGCGTTGATTAGTCTTCTCTGAAATCCCCAAAGTTTGAACGGTATGATCCCGTCATCGATACTAACAATTTTGACGTACTTTTCGATAAAATATATCGGGTCTTTTGAACATTTAGCTATCTCTACCAACTGTTCTTGTGTATATTGAAACTCGTCATATCTACCAACGAGATTCTTATTACCCATATACCCCGACAATTTGTTAGTCGGATTTTTAGACATTATTCGAACTCACCTTCTATGGAATCAATATTTGCAGTCGATAGTAGTTTCATGACATCCATAGCATTACCGACGAATATGTTATTATTTGTTGTCGCTGTGGTTGGGTTGGTAAGTTGTTTACCAGACTTCTTTTCTAATTCTAAAAATTGTTGATTCATATCGGCTAAATTTTTCATCATACTATTCAAGGTTTCGAATGCCCCGAATTTTTCTGTACTTCTAGCGATGTCAGCCATATCAGCAAAGGCACTCATCCCCTTACTGATGAGATGAATCATATTTCGTTTTGCGTATTCTAGTTCATCTTCTGGTATATCGATTTCTGAAGTATCAATGACACGTTCTTCTCTTGGTTGTCGGTGTTCTTCTGATTCTGGAAACTCAGAACCTCCAGCAACCATAAGAGACGAAAATTCCATGTCAAATGCTTTATCTAGTTGATCAGACAATGTTCTTCTCGGTTCGCTCATTGAGTAATCCTCATGTACGTGTTGTTAGTTGGGACGTACCAAAAATTTGCCGAAATTTCATCATATATTATCGTATTTGGGTTTGGTGAAAATTCTATACCAAAATTAACAACACCAGTTATCGGATTTATAATATGTGTTTCGTTTTTACTCAAATCTAATATAGTATGTCCAGTTCCTGTGTATGTGTCTAAACTTGTACCATCCTTATCGAAAATCATAGTTTGTATCGTTATACTGTTACTGATTATATTCTTATTCGAGGATATCGTATTAATGATTTCTCGAGTTTCGAATTGTCTAAACGAAGAAGAGGTGTCGAAGTACCCCAGCGTATTAGAAATCAAATCATATAGGAAAACCCCACTATCTCTAAATTTCGGTTCTGGATTGGTGTTCCAAATTCCAGAAGAATCTAGAGTGAACAACGACCCAGACTCAACCCCGTAAATTTCAGAATATATTCTAGAGGTCATCAGAGAATTCAATTCTGCTTCAGTATATGCACATGCAACTTGATACGATTCTATAGTAGTCGTCATCAATTTAGATTTTTTGGCAGATTCTATCGGCAAATAATTCCAAGATTTGATTGTTTTTGTTTCCGTAGTCGTGTAGTCTGAAGTTATCCCAAGTAATTCGTCTGTTCCCAAATCATAAGATAACATCTTTCGGTTTGTGGAAATTATCGAAGAGTCATCGGGTGCCCAATCAGATATTTCAGGATAATACCTGAAAAGGCGTCTCAATGGAATATTATAAATCGGGCGATAAAGTTTATTCGCTATTTCATAATTACGATACACCATATATGTATCATTGTCTTCGGAAAAGTAACACTTCGTAATATAGCTAGTGTGGTATGGTGCTGACGTATCTCGTACGTAACAAGAACCTTTCTTAGACTCTACAATATGTGGGTCTGATTCTTCTGCTGAAAATGGGACAACCGTTTCGCTCAATTGGTAGCAATCCCAAGATGGTGTGAGAATATTAACCATCGACTTCTTGATAATTTTTGTAGTGTTCAACGGTCCATATAACTGTGCCTTGACTACGAAAGATAGTGTTGCTGTGATATACCTAGTAGATTCAAAATCACCTTCATAATCGTCTGAAATATCTACTGAAGTGAGTGTGAATTTCATATCTCGGTTGATATCACCCAATTCAACAATCTGAACGTTGAAATCTGGCTGAAAGAATGGTACGATTTGTTCAACAATCTGTAAACAATCTTCTAAGTTAGTCGTTAAAGCGTAAAGATTTATGGAAATATCATAGGGTACGGGAGTCCAAGTCTGCTCCAGAGTTCCGTCTAAATCTCTAGTATATACGTTATGCATCTTATTGAGCTTTCTAGTTGAGTCATAACTCATTGAACCGATATCGTACGACATTCTAGGTAACGTTATCAATTCCTTGTTATTAAAACTTGGAGTAGCTCTAACTCTAGCTAACATTTTATCGACTTGACCGAATGCTATAGGGACTCTTAGGTACGCATCTACATCTGGAGTAGAATCGGAAAAATCTGTATATCGATGTATCACAACGTCATTGAATAGAGATCCAAATGTTGCTATGACGGTCTTTAGCCCCTCGTGATAATATTCACCCATTAACATTATATACGTTTCCTTCTTTTAACTGGTGGTGCTTTCCCGCCAACTTTCCCGAATACGTTTTCTTCTGTCGTAACTAAAACTTTATCCGCTTGTTGTTCTATTTCAAATCCCATGGCAAAGGAAATATCACCAAGTGAAGAATCCTCACCTAAATCGGGTCTTGGTGTCTCCATTTCTTTAAGAGTTGGTAACGATTCTATTTCAGAAATTAAATCAATATCTGATAGATAACCAGAATCTATTTGATCAATTTCTGTTTTGATTTCATTATGAGAATATACAAATTTCTCACATTTCAGCTGCCAAATATATAATCTACCCAACTGATAAAATGCTTGTTCTTCGTGTTCTACGAATTTAATCTGAAGTAGGTCGTTTGCATCCCCACCAATGAAAACCAAGTCACCCTCTGAAGGTCGATCAGGTAATTGTAAATTTTTAGCAGAAGAACCGACTAATTGATCCCAACGCTTTCTAGAAACCATCAAACGAGCTTGATCTGGCATGTGTAGTCCGAACTTATCGTAAAATTCACCTTGTCCAGTGAATCCTGTATAATCTT